TTACTTAATATATTCCAATGAATCTTTACGCATCTTATATAGCTGTTGTGTTAAGTCTTGTCTAGGTTCAAATTTACAAACCGAAATAAAATCAACACCATCAATATCTTCCGTACCCCAATGTTTGAAGGTATAGAAAATCTCTTGCGATGATTTCACACGCACTTTTACGGGATTGGAATGTTGGAGTTCTTTGTTTCGATATTTCATAATAAGTCCATTATACAAAAAAGAAAGGGCTCTGTCAAGAGCCCCTTTGTTATTTACCGTTTTATTGGAAAATTACATTTAGTCTTTAGAAACCAAAGGAATCTTTTTGATTAAGTCTTGAGCTTTGACCATGTTAGACAACCAAATTTTTAACATACCGTTGGCCAACTCTGCGTTTTCAATCTCAACCTTATCGGCAATTTTGAATTCACGGTTGAAACCACGATTAGCAATACCTTTGAATAGGTACTCTGAAGTGTCTAATTCATCTTCTTTAGCAGCACCTTTAATGACCAACTTGTTACCTTCTAAGGTAACTTCAATATCAGTTTTAGCAAAACCGGCAACAGCCATTTCGATAACATATTTGTTATCTTTTACTTGTTTGATATTGTATGGTGGATATGCAACTGCTTTTTGTGCTGTTTTAGATAACTCTTCAAATTGCTTGAAAACGTCATCGAAACCAATCATAAAAGGGTCGAACTTGTGGAAATCCAGTGAAGGAAATAATTGAGTCATGCTTTTTCTCCTGTTAAAGCGAGTTTAAAAAATTGCCGCCTCGATGAGCACGGCACCATAATTATACTATTATTTATACTACATGTCAAGTATTTTGTGGTTTTTTACCAATATTATACTTTGGTGTTAATTGCCATTGATTCTTCTCTTTGTGAGAAATAATCTTTACCTGAGATAGGAAGATAGGTGGCGGTGTCTCTGTTTGTGTTTTGTTCACAAGTTTAACCAATCCCCAATCTTCCAATAAATTTGCAATAGCATTTCTACGAGCAAGGTCATTCTCGGTAATATCTGTTGGCTTGCCATCTAAGGCAAATAGTTCTTTGAAATGTACTATGTAATATTGTCCACGCTTGTGGAGAATATGGCAAGATTGAAATAGTGTTTTATCTTTTTTAGAAGCCACACCAATCCGTGTTAGTGTTTCACGGACTTTTAAGAAATCATCTTGTTCTTGTAATGTTACTTCCACCAAATCCTTAACATCAATCATATCACCCGCCTTTGTCTGTTTTTCTTTTTATTTCAGCGATTTGTTCATCAGTAAGAATACGCAAGGCTTCTTTAGCCTTTTGACTGGAGTAACCAAAGTATGTTTTAACGCAATCAATATTCTCATCATTCTTGGACTTTTGCCACGGAGCGAACTTCCGTTTCATAGGTCTAATACTATTTAGAAGATACTGGTATTGCATGTCTTTGTCCGTAGAAGGCCAAAGGTTCATCTCATTGGCATACAACACACAATCAATATGGTATGATAGAGAACGATTGACTATGAAAGGCGCATAGTCCTTGAAGTCAAGTTCATCATCTGGTTTCTTGGTGTGAAGAACCAGGTTTACAAAGTCGAATGGTGTCATTTGAATTCACATTCAACCATAATTTCTGTGAGACAGGCAATCAAATTAATTTCATGGTCAGCCACAAATGCTGCCTGATATTGATACTTGGCAAGGATAAGAACCAGTTGAGGTACCGAATTAGCTTTCAACAGTTCATATAGACCATCATACAATTTACGGAAGATGCGTGTAGGATCATTGTCCAGGTTCATGGTGACCCATTTACGAGCACCAGCAAAGTCTTTATCTTTGAGTGATTTGGTTAATTCACCAAGTTGAATATCTGAAACTGAGGCAAGAATACCTTTGTCAATATTGCCAGATATACCATATCGTTGTAACTCATTAAGAATACGGCGATTATCAGGAAAATGTTTAGTGACAACAGCAGCAACAACCTCTTTATCATAGGTGATGCCTTCTTCTTTTAAGATGGATTCTACACGCTTAAAGAATTGTGTGGCCATCTTGGCTTTAGAACCATTTGGTTTAACATCAATACAACTACAACGAGAATGAATAGGATCGATAATTCGATTTTTAAAATTACAGGTGAATATGAAAGAACAGTTAGATGCAAATTCTTCAATACCTGCACGTAGGATAGCCTGTGCATTAGGCGTTAGATAGTCTGCTTCATCTAAGATAATGACCTTACGACCACCAGTCAAGGACATTGACGAAGCATAGTTTTTGATTTTAACACGAATGGTATCAACACCATTCTCATCAGAACCGTTAATGATAATATAATCACAACCTACTTCTTCACACATAGCACGAGCAACAGTAGTCTTACCGACACCTGCTGAACCCGCTAGAAGTAAATTTGGAATCTCTTTACGATTTACAAATTCCTGAAAAGTTGCCTTTAAGGCATCAGGAAGAATACAATCTTCAATCGTTTTAGGGCGATACTTCTCCACCCACAACATGTGTTCTGACATTCAAATTCTCCATAATATAATTAATTTTCATCGTGCCATTTAAAGCCAAGAAGATGCTTGGCAAAAAATCTGATGACGGCATTTGGTTTAGTGGGTCTATACACAAACATAGAGTCTGAGATTTCCCACTTACCAACATTCTTTGTAGAAGGCTTTATAACAAATGAGCTGGTTACAGGTTGTGACCAGCTCGTTGTACCACCACTATTAACAGTCAATAAACTTCCTGTATAAGTATAATTAATGATTGTTTGTTTCTTTCGCCATTCAGCAATCCATTCTTCAGCTGAAGTAAAATCCAAATCTAACGGAATTTGTTCTGTTAGAGGATAGAAGAATGATATTTCAAGTTGATGCATTATTTTGTGTTACGATAAACAAATTTATCATCACTAACACCAGTACCTTTTTTAAGTTCTTCAATTCGTTGTTTCAAAACATCGATTGTTGTATTGAAGTGTCCAGTACCTTCTGTTATTGGTTTGTAATAGTATCGGCTAAGTGTTTCCACTTCAGTCTCTAGTACAGCAATGTATTGTTCACGGGTAATATCAAATATTTGCATCACTTCACCTCAACCATACTCTCATATAGTGCTTCAAATTCTTTTGATTCAGCAACTTCAGTCTGAAAAGAATTCTTGTGTTGTGTCTTTGCCATACGTTTGAGAATCTTTTTAGGTACTTTCAATTCGTCATGTGCAATATCCACAATGTCTTTAATAGCAGCATTGTTACCATCATTCCTATGCAGATGAAGTACAACCTCATCTACATAACCTTTGAGTTTTTTCAATGCTTCATCATCATAGGAACCAAATAGTGTATTTACTTTAGTCATATTAATCCTTAGAATTATTAACTTCTGCTACAACAGCGTAATCATCTTCTTCACAAACAATACTACCATTTATAAGATTTATACCGGTATAACCGGCCATTTCACTTTTATTACCTTGACCGTCAACTTCAGGAATTTTAAATACTGCAACCACATGTGCTGGGTTAATAGCAACACGATTCTTGGTAACAGCATCAGTAACATAAAACATATTATTCTCCAAATTTAGATTCTTTGGCTTCAATTGCAATCCAATATTGCAAGTCACCTTTTTCATTGGCAAATGATGCCAAACCTTTTGATGAAACTTGTACATCATATGTACCAGGAATCATCTTAAAGTTTTCAACTAGAAAGACGGCTTTATATACTTTATCACTATCGGTTGTACCGATTTCGATTGTATTTGTGTGTGCTGAGTCATCTTTAGCATTGAAGCAGGTAACAGAGATTTTAGAACCATCAGATTCGAAAGCAATATTAGGAGAACCAAGTACAGCAGCATTCTTCAATGCTTGTGCTAGGTCTTCATCTTTAAGTTTAAAAGAACCATCAACAGATGGTAAAGTCAACTCTTTTTCTGGTGCCGAGACAATCATAGATTTTGCTGTCATACGATACTTAGTCTTAGAACGACCAGATTTAAATACTACATTATTGGAATCAAAATCCAATTCAGTATCTTTACCCAAGGAATGTACTGATAAGAACTGGTTCAAATCATAGATACAGAAATCTTGTGGAAAGTCATCTGTCAAAGTGGCTTTGGCAAGCACAGTCTTTGTTGATGAGATGGTGGCAATCTTATTGCCCGTTTTGAACTCAATGCCAGAATTAATTCCAGCAAAGTTCTTTAACACATTGAGTGTTTCATTAGATAATTTCATTACGATACTCCTTCATTCATTTCACTTATTATACTTGAACCATAAGATTTAGTCAAGCACTTAATCAAGTTAGCCTTTAAATCATCCAAAGTTCCTTGATTATCAATCATGTGGTCTATAGGACCACCAATCCAACTCCATTCTGATGCATGAACACCACTATTATCTTCCATAAACCTCAAGGCTTTTAGGTCACCTGTATTTGCTTTACCTGCAATATTATACCAATGTGGTTTAGTATCACGTTGTATTTCAATCAGAATACCATTCATATCATGTACAAATTGTATTTCATTTTGAAAACGAACATCAGTAATAACATAATGTTGTTCTGGATTACTCATAACATATTGTTTCATTTTGATAACCCAAAAGTTTTTATGAAACACATCACGACCAACTTCTGTACCCATTAACTGTAGAGCATATCGTGGTGTGAAGATTTTACTAAATTCTTTGGACCAAAATTCATCAGGTTGTTCACGCCAATCTCTTGATGCTTGTGTATCGCCTTCCAACATGTGGCGAGGCCAACCAAACATCTCAGCTGCAACATCTTTTACGCCTTTGGCAAAAGACAAAGGTGTGAAACCTATGTCTTTTAGTATGTCTCCTGCGGTGCCTTTACCTGAACCGATAAATCCAAGTAAGCCGACAATCATTACATTTCACCAACAAAGTTAGCAACAGCAGGCATATCACCTCTAAAGTGATATGTACCAATGTGGTCTGTTTTCATCCAAGGACACAGGTGAATTACACCACCAAGTTTACGCCACATCTGACAGAACATATAATCTTCTGAAAGATAACGGTCAGAACCACCACCTGTGATAGATTCTTTGGTGTCAATTACTGTATCAAAGAAAGCGTGAATGTATCGTGTGCCATCAAAGTGTGCTTGACCTACATGGTCTGGTTTGTAACGAATCTGTGGATATGCTGCTTCCATTTTTGCAAAAACAGTACGGTTGACCAACATAAATCCTGTACCAATTTCTAATACTTCTAGT